GGCCGGACCATATCTTCAAGCATTTCCTCTACACCTACGCATCATGGCCGGTGGCGGACTTCTCCACGGATGCGGCTACGCCCTTCGCAGCGGACAGCTACAAGTTCGGCATGGTCATCAATACGCGCAAAAGCCTCAATGAATGGCTGGCCTATATGGCCCTGCAATGCCGCTGCTGGTTCCGCTTCGCCTCCGGGAAGGCATATCTTCTGTACCGCACTGACACCCTGACCTCCGATAAGACGATCACAGCGGCCATGATCGGCATGCTGTCCAATTATGCGACGACGGTCCGGATCTCGCGCTCGCCCCTGGACGAGGTGGTCAACTATATCGACCTGTATTACAAGAAAGACTGGAGCCTGTCCGGCGACGACGCCTATCAGGCCATCTCGTCAACGAGCGATGCGACATCCATTGCGGCCTACGGCCAAAAGGACAAGCCGGACACGTTCAAGTTCGACTTCGTAACGTCTGCGACGATGGCAGCCGACCTCCGCGACTTCTACCTGGCGCGCTACAAGGACCGGAAGAAAGTGGTCAAAATGGGCCTTTTCCTGGACAACGCGGAGATGGAGTTCGCCGACGCCGTGACAATCACGCCGCTCGGCAGTCTGGTCTGCGAGGTGCGGAACGTGGCTTTCCAGCCCGGCTCGGCTACCGCGAATGACACGATCGAGCTGACCGTCCGGGAATACTGATTACGGGAGGGATGGATATGGTTCCGGCGCTCAAATTATTCAAGATTTTGCAGGCGCACGTGGCGGCGGTCAATGAATTGGCGGCCCGTCTTTACAATGACAGGATCGAGGCAGGCGACGCCTATACTAGGGCTGTGGCAGAGATTGACGCCACCCTGGAAAAGATTTCCGGCCTTGTCGAAAAGAAGGACGCCTGATGGACGGCCTGCGCGTCGAATGGATGAGCCTGCCGCAGAACAGCGGCATCCTCGGCGGCTCCCGCCCGATGATCGACAATTATGTGCGGGAGCGCGTCCGGGACCTGGTCCGTCGTGAAAATGAAAAGATCTCCGCGGAGATCGGGAAAATCGACGCCGAGCTGCGGAAGGGGTACGCCCTGCTGGACACGCAGTGGGGCGAGTTCTACCGCTACTATTTCGCGCTCCAGCGGGGTCCGGGCGGGGGAATGACCCTGAACAAAATGATGCAGACCTGCCTGAACAATACGACGAAATGGCAGCGCCTCGCCGCCCGCCGGAAGCAGCTCTGCATGCAGCTCGCCCTGCCGCGCACCTTCGACGCCACGATCGGCCTGGATCGCCCGCCGGTCAGCGTCGCGGTGCGGATCACCGTGCCGGGGAACAAAGACCTTTACCGGGAGTTCACGCTGCAATGAAAAAAACCATCTACACCCTGCAGGTCAACGGCTATTCCGAGCGGATCACGAGGCTGACCTTCCCGTTGATTAAATACTGGGCGAGCAAGATCGGGGCAGAGTTCCACGTTATCCGTGATCGTAAGTTCCCCGATTGGCCGATTACCTATGAGAAGTTGCAGATACACGAGCTGGGCCGCCTGCACGGGAACGATTGGAACATCTTTCTGGATGCCGATACGCTGGTCCATCCGCATATGTTCGACCCGACGGTCTTCCTGAAAAAGGACACGGTGGCGCACAACGGCCACGACTTTGCCCCGGTCCGATGGCAATACGACGAGTATTTTCTGCGGGACGGGCGGAACATCGGCAGCGGCAACTGGATCGCCATCGCCTCGGACTGGTGCCTCGACTTCTGGCGGCCGCTGGACATCGGGCCGGAGGAGGCCATCGCCAAGATCTATCCGATCGTGGAGGAGCTGCGCGGCGGCTGCCTGGCCGATCACCTGGTGGACGACTACGCCATGAGCCGCAACATCGCCCGCTACGGATTAAAATTCAAGGGTGTGCTGGACATACAGAAGGAGATCGGGTGGACCGGGGAATGGGGCGGCTTCATGCACCTTTACAACATCTCCGAGGCTGAGAAGGTCGAAAAGATCATGGAAGAGCTGGACAAGTGGAAGATTCCGGCTGCGATACGGCAATATGGTGAATAGATGGCGCTGATCACCTTCGCGCGAGTGGCGGCCCCTGCGGGCTCCTGGTCGCCGACGCACAACCCGAACTACGGGGACGGTTACGTCCGGAGCATCCGCCGCCACCAGCCGAAAAGCCTCTCCGACGGGGGAGACCTGTACAGCTACAAGAAGGGCTCGTCGGAGATCTTCTCCCTGCGCTGGGCGGCCCTGCCCGCCTCGGACATGACGAACCTCCTGTCCTTCCTGGGGACGATGTGCGGGGCGCGCTACACCTTCACCTACACCGACCCGGACTCGGGAACGCAGACGGTCCGCCTGGCCAACGCGGACGGTCTGGCGCACCGTGAGGTCGGCGGCGGCCGGCACGAGGTCCGGATCGAGCTGGAGGTCTGCTGATGGCGGTGAGCTTCACATACGGCGGGACCTCCGTCACCTTCAGCAGGCTGCCGGACATGGGTGAATGGAGCCGCACCCGCAAGTGGCTCTCGCCCGTCGCCCGCGCCGGGGCGGGGGAGGACCGCTTCGTTTACGACAAGAGCCTGGTCCGGGAGATCCACACGCTCTCCTGGCGCGACATGACGGCCGCCGACTGGTCGAGCCTTTCCACGTTCCTGACGGCCATCGACGGCGTATCGCACAGCTTCACCTATGTGGACCCGGCCGGGACGAGCTGGACGGCGACGCTATGGAACGCCCCGAACGTCTCCGTATCGCCGTCCCTGTACGGCCGCTACGAGGCGACCATCGAGCTGCTGGTGAGCATTTGAGGCGTAGCCATGATCACGATGAAGGTGACGGGCGTCGAGGAGTTGCAGAAGCGGCTGGACAAGGTCTCCGCCGGGCAGCTCCCATTTGCGATGGCCCTGGCCCTGACCCGGACGGCGCAGGACGCCAAGGATGCCCTGGTGAAGGAAATGCGCGCCGTCTTCGACCGGCCGACGCCCTACACGCTCTCGTCTCATTATGTCAAGGCGGCGACGAAGCGTGACCTATCCGCGAAGGTTTACCTGAAGGAGTTCGCCGGAAAGGGGACACCGGCCGGAAAATACCTCGGCCCGGAGATCATGGGCGGTCACCGCGGTTTGAAGCGCTTCGAGATGGCGCTGCGGAGGGTCGGGCTGCTTCCGGAGGGCCGGTTTGTCGTTCCGGGTTCGGCCTGCCCGATGGACGCCTACGGGAACGTGCAGCGATCCGTTATCGTCCAGGTTCTTTCTTACCTTCAGGCGTTCGGCGAGCAGGGGTACAAGGCGAACATCACGGAGGCCAGGAAGGCGCGCCTGGCGAAGGGCAACCGGAGGAAACAGGGATTCGTATATTTTGTGTCGAGAGGGCGGGGGACGTTGTCCGCGACGGGCCGGATGCAGAACCTCCCGGCCGGGATCTGGAAGCGCACCAGCTTCGCCGCCGGAAGCGCCGTCCAGCCGATTTTCATGTTCGTGAAAACCCCGACCTATGCCAAGAGATACAATTTCTATGAAGTCGCCCACCGCGTCGCCAAAAGCAATTTCGCGGGTCATTTCCGCGAGGCGTGGCGCGAGGCGCTGGCGACGGCAAAATAAAATAGCACGATAAAGCCGGCGACCCCTCCCCGGCTGCCGCAGGATGGCCGCTGTTTCGGCCTCCCTTGGGCGGCGTCCTGCGGCTCTTTCAAGCCACCGGCAATAACAAGGATGGCTGAAATGGTTTATTTATTCTCCACCCTTTTTTTATGTTTTCAACAGCCCAGAGGGGGCGAAGATTATTTAAAGCAAAACATCTTTTAAAATCAATATCATCAGGTGAATTAAAATTAAAGGCACTTACTGGGATAATATGGTCAATGTGCCACTTTGAAATATTTTCCCACGTCATTCCTGGGAGGAATTTATCCTCAATGTTTTTTCTTAATGCGTCAATTTTGTATCCAACGAGAGATTCCCAATGACGGGCATGTTTTGTTTTATTTACAAGAGATCTTCTGATAGAATTGGATATTCTGGTGTGGAGTTTTCCTTCTGCTGTCGATCTATATTTAGCCTTGCTAATTCTGTGGTGGCAACACCTTGAAAGGAAGATATGCGCTTTTTAATCAAGGCAATTGTGGACAAGGAAACCGTAAAACAATTATCTAATATGAGGCACACATCTCACATTAGTCAATTATCAAGTAGGCCCCTATCTCTTGCCTGTGTTCCACGGATGGCCTGCGTCCAACGCTTCAATTATTACTGGTATTTTCCTAAATTGATAGTTCATCACTCACCTCCATGTCATGGCTCATTGCATCCATACCGCAATGCCTACATGTTACAGAACCAGAATTTCTCGTAAAAACAACAGGTCCAGAAAAATCGTGTTCGCATGGTCCATGATTCTTACACTCACAATGGCAACGCTGCCGCCATAATTTTATAGGTTTAGTCTGGCAAGTACTGCCATCAGAACGTGTGATAGTCAACAACTTGTCTTCCTTTGAATATCTATTCATCACTCACCTCCTATTTCATCCCCGACCGCCCGCTTTTTCATCAGGGGGAGATTATACAGCTTGATGATGTGCTCGTGATCGTCGATGCTCAATTTCTCACGGTTCGCTTCCATGCAGTCACCCGTCAGTTCGGTGTTTTCGGGTCCGGAAACGGACCGATCCAGAGCCGGTTGATATCGCCGGATCTCGCCGCGTGGAACATGTTGGTCTTGATCTCGCCGATTTCCGACGCGAGGCCGTGAATCTTCTCGTGCAAATCGTGGATCTTCTTGTGCAGGTCGATGTTTTCCTCATACAGGCGGTTGATCGTCCGCTGCATCTCGATCATGACATCCGCCTGCTTCATGTAAAGCGCCTGGATTGGCATTGCCGGCGTGTCTCCTTCATTGTATGGCCGCGTCGTTTCGTTCAGCTTCGCAACGTCGGCCATGCTGATGTTTTCAGTCGCCGTCACCTCGATAACCGTGCTTGATGCTTCGATATTCTCCCATATCCTCGGGTCGATTCCGGCCTCGATGAGAATGTTGTCAAAGTTACTCGGCATTCCCCTTTTTATCCAAGTTGATAATATAGAAGGCTTTTTCTGATTCAGTCTGCGTTGAAGTTTTGTCTTCCATCCGTGTTCCAATGGAATCCCGATTCTTTTTGCTAATTTCGCAAGGTTTTTTTCTGTTGTATTTATAGACATTTACGATACGGATAAAAATATATGAAATATTTTGCTTGACAATAGTATCATATTTGTTTACTTCTCAACCCCAGAGAGCAAATTATGACAGAACAAGAGACAGAAGCCATTCGCCGGGATGTCCGGAAGCTCATGATCGACCACGGTCTGGAGCGCGGTCGGGTTCACCTTCTCCAGGACGCGCTCCTGGAGCGGACCGGGAAACCTGTGAGCCGCGCGAACATCGGCTACGCATTGACGGGCCATCGCAAGACGAAGGCCTATCACGCCATGCTGGTCGAGCTGAAACAGATTCTGGAATCCTGGCCGCCGGACAAGGCTGCCTGAAACTACGTTGCATTATACACATCGGGAACGGCATTTCAATTAATTTTGCGGGGTAAAATCTGAATGACGCTTCGAGACTGCCTGTACCGCACCATCCACCGCAACCAGAAGCCCCTGAAAGCCATCGCCGAGGAGATCGGCATGAGCGAGAACTACCTCTCCCGCGCGGCCCTGCCCGACCCGGAGGAATCCGAGACGGGGACGGGCTGCCGCTTCCCCCTGAAACGATTGATCCCCCTGGTGCGAGCCACGGGCGACTATTCCGTCCTCGATCACATCGAGCGGTCCCTGGGCCGCGTGGCCGTGAACCTGCCGGCCGCCGATGCCGGGTCGCTGCGCGATGTCTGCCGGCTGGCGCTTCGGGCGGTCTCGGAGTTCGGGGACCTGATGCGGGAGGTCGAAAAGAGCATGTCCGACGACCTGGTCACGGCTTCCGAGCTGGAGCGCGTCCAGGCGGAGGCGTACCAGGCCGTGGCGGCGATCCTGCGCCTCATCGGCTCGATGGAGAAGGACAAATGAGAAAGCCCACGATCGAGAACCGGCTGGCCGCCATCGAGCTGATGGTCCGGGAGATCTACACGGTCCTGACGCCCGCCCGGCGGATCGACGGCTATGACGGGATGCAGTACCGGAAGGCGATCGATGCGCTCCTGGCGGGCGACACGGCGCCGCTCTCCGACTACATGACGCGCGGCGGGGAGATCCCCGGCTGCGGGACGAACGATCGCAAGGAGGGAGACCATGCGTAGCTTTCTGCTGAACCATGTGGACCGCTTCTTTTATCAGCTCGGCTGGTGGAGCCGGATCCTCGGCTGGATCGCCGTCGCGGCGGCGGTCGCCTTCATCCTCCTGCCCTGGGCGTTGAGGAACCTGGCTTGATCCCGAAAGCGAGCGAATACTTCCGCTGGGGCACGCAGGCCCGGCGGCTTTACGACCGACTTTCCTGCGGACCGGCGACGGCCGCGGAGATCGTCCGGGAGCTTCACATCTACGGCTATGCCAAGATCGTCGCGCAGATCCGGAGGCGGATCGCCGGAACCGGCGTCACCGTGAAGGCCAGGCCGGTCAATGGACGCCGGAACCTCTGGGAATATCGCCTGGCCACTGACTTGTCTCCTAAATTTTATTCAGGCCGGCCCGCCGCCGCCTGTCGGGAAGTCGCGGGCGCAATCAGATGAACAGGTATCAGGAAATCAAGTGCCGCAAGCTCGACCGGACGATGACGGCCGGAAAGTGCCTGCGCCTGCAGGAAGAGGCGGAGGGCTTCTACGGGAAGGACAAGGCGGCCCGCTGCGGATCGTGCCCGTGCGAACAGGGGCTTGAAATCAGGAGGGAGATCGAGATGGCGCAGAACAAGCGGCGGGAGTGCCGGAACTGTAAGCGGGTCATGGTGATCGCGCAGGACGGCCTGTGCGGCGGCTGCTGGTGCCGGACGAAGGGCCTGACCGGGGCCGCATACGACGAGGCGCTGGCGAAGGCAAAGGCCGATTTCGGCGGCGTTCCGGAAGGCCAGCGCGCCCCGCAGCGGAAGTTCTACCGCGGTCCGCAGGTGAAGCCCCAGGCGGCGGATGCGGAATATGCAAAGCCGGCCGAGATCGTCGAGCCGCATCCCGGCCCGATCGAGAAGCCGCCGGAGGATGTCGAGGCGACGCCCACACCGGGCTGGAAGTGGCAGGGGCCGTATTCGAACCATAATCGATTCTGGGGACTACCCGGCGATCTCTGGTTAATCGCCGGGGAGGAAATGCCGGCCATCCTTGTGCCCTTCCACGATGAAGACTGCCGCGTCTACGACGCCCTGATCAAGCTGTCCCTGAAGTACCGGCGCGATCCGTACCAGCAGATCCTCTGGCTCCTGGAGAAGGAGCTTCTGAACGAGCGCCTCCTAGATGACGATCCGCACCGCCGGGACAATCTCGATGCCGAGGCGACCGTCACCATCGCGGCGCGGGAGGCGGGCAATGCCGGTTGAGATCCGCGAGACGCCCCTGTTGACCGAGGCCCGCTGCACGGCATGCCTGGCAGAGCTGGCCGTCTATTCCGACGACGCCCGCCTGGTCCGCCGCGAGCTGGCCAGATTCGAGCGAAAGCACAATGGAGGGAACCATGAAAAACGCAGTCACCGAGACGCATGACCTTCAGAGGGACACGATCAGGAAGATCACGGACATCGTTTTCTCCGAGCGGAAACAGGGCGTCTCGATGTTCGATGCCGACAAGGTCGCATCCATTATGGCCGTCATCTGTGAACACGAGATCCTCTACGACCAGATCATGGAAAGTTGATGAATTATTCTGATTTCCTGAAATCAAAAGAAGTCGTCGATAGAAGCACCGGATTCTGCCCCGGAGATTTAAGCCCGATGCTTTTCGACTTCCAGACGGCAATCGTCCGATGGGCCTGCAAGCGGGGGCGTGCAGCTATCTTTGCGGATTGCGGCCTGGGCAAGACACCGATGCAGTTGTCATGGGCCGAGCAGGTCTGCAATCACACAGGATCACCCGTCTTGATCCTCGCTCCATTGGCTGTGTCAAAGCAAACACAGCGGGAGGGATCTAAGTTTGGAATCAATGTCACGGTCTGTGAGTCACAGGATTACGTCGTCAATGGAATCAACGTCACCAATTATGAGAAGCTCCACAAATTCGATCCATCGTCTTTTTCCGGGATCGTCCTGGATGAAAGCTCCATCCTGAAATCATACACTGGCAAATTCAGAAACTACATCATCGAATCTTTTGCACGGACGCCGTTTAAGCTGGCTTGCACGGCAACGCCCGCCCCTAACGACTTTGTGGAATTGGGCAACCACTCGGAGTTCTTGAACGTCCTCACAAGACCCGAGATGCTTTCCATGTTTTTCATCAATGATACCTCTGATGTCGGGACATGGAGATTGAAAGGTCATGGCCAGGAGAAGTTCTGGCAATGGATTTGCTCATGGGCCGTTATGCTGTCGAAGCCATCCGAATTGGGGTTTGACGACAATGGATTCATCCTCCCGCCGTTAAACATTCAAGAGCATGTCATAGAGTTCGGCAAGCCGCTTCCGGGGCAATTATTCTCCAAAAAAGCCGAAACGTTGGCGGAACGAAGGGATGCCAGGCGTGAATCGATAGACGAAAAAGCGGAGATTATCAAGAACCTCACTGACAACAGCGAACCATGGATCGTCTGGTGCGATCTTAACCGCGAAAGCGAAACCATATCGAAAGCGATACCGGATGCCGTTGAAGTGACAGGATCACAGGACGATGAAGTCAAAGAGAATCTTTTGATGGGATTCATCAAGGGCGATCATCGCATACTGGTCACAAAGCCGAAGCTCGCAGGATTCGGACTCAATCTTCAGCATTGCCATAACGTCATATTTGCGGGCCTGTCCGATTCTTACGAGGCATTTTACCAGGCGATCCGCCGATGCTGGCGCTTCGGACAGAGATCCGATGTCCGATGCCACATCATCACGACGGACATCGAGGGCAATATCGTGGATAACGTCAAGAGGAAAGAGGTTGACGCATTGCGAATGAGGGCAGAAATGATCAATCATATGAAGGATATAAGCTCCGAAGAAATACGGCTTATATCGCACCACGGAGTCGATTACCGTGAAGACTGCTATCGTAATTCACAGTACGAATTACACCTTGGAGACAACATTGAGTTGATCAAAAAGATTCCCGATGAATCTATCGGGATGTCGATATTCTCGCCGCCTTTTGCAAGCCTGTTCACTTATTCCAATTCGATCCGGGACATGGGGAATTGCCGGGGAAAAGATGATTTCATCCGCCACTTTGGATTCCTTGTCGGTGAGATCTATCGCGTCATGCAGCCCGGGCGGCTGGTATGCGTCCATTGCATGAATCTACCCGCCACCATTCAGCACGATGGATTTATTGGCGTCCATGACTTCCGCGGAGATCTGATCCGATTGTTCCAATCGGAATCGTTCATATTCCATTCAGAAGTCTGTATCTGGAAAGACCCGCTCGTCCAGGCCGTTCGCACGAAGGTCTTGTCCCTGGCCCACAAGCAAGTCGTGAAGGATTCATCACGCTGCGGGCAGGGGTTGGCGGATTATATCATCGTCATGAGGAAGCCAGGCGAAAACAAGAAGCCGATTGAACGGAAAAAAGGATTTACCGGATACATCGGCGGGCGCGAATTTACCAACACGAACTTCCACGAGGACCAGCGGAAAAACAAATTGAGCCATGAAATATGGCAACGGTATGCCTCGCCGGTATGGTTCGACATACGCCAGACCCGCGTCCTGTCTTCTGAAATCGCACGCGACGATAAAGACGAGAAGCACGTTTGCCCGCTCCAACTGGATACAATCGAGCGATGCCTTGAATTATGGAGCGCCGAGGGGGACCGTGTGCTTGACCCGTTCTGTGGAATCGGCAGCTCCGTATACTCAGCCGTTTCAATGGGGCGTTACGGTATCGGTTTTGAGCTGAAGGAAAGTTATTGGAATCAGTCCATCAAAAACTTGCAGACGTTGGAAGAGCAAAAGAAACAGGCGTCTTTATTATGAAATCCTGCCGCAACTGCGATCACGCATACCTGCGGACCGAAAAGACCGCATCCTGGAATTATGAGGCGTGCGCCCTGGGGGCCGCTCCGATGACGCCATACCTTGACGGGCTGTGCGATCTTTATACGCCGATCTCAGATCACAAGAGGGCGGTTTTTCTTCACACCAGACCGAAACTGATTTTTATGGAGGCGATCGATCTATGAAACCTGCAAACGCGCAGATCTGCTCCGGCTGCGAGGAGCTTTTCGTGGGCGACGAATGCCCGAAGTGCGGGAGCCGGCACTATGCCTATCTGCGGTGGTGGTTTGAGTCTCTGCACCCGTTTGGAGGAGGTCACTGCGATGTTACGATCAAGGACAAGGTCATTGACCGCGACGAATGGCTGGCCCGCCGTGACGCGCTACCGCTGGAGCCCGCTCCGCAGCTTGATGGTTATTGCCGCCCTGGTTTCGCTGGCCGTCGCCTCACCGGAACCGACCGGCATGGCCTCTGCTGCGTTCTCACCGCTGACCCGGGGGGACGTGATGAAGATCGTCCGCATGCACCATCCGCGGCCGGAGCTGGTCCGGGCCATCATCCAGGTGGAAAGCCGGTGGAATCCGCGGGCGCGCTCATCCGCTGGCGCAGTCGGGCTGATGCAGGTGAAGCCGGCCTCCGCCCGGATGGTGGGGCTTGATTACCGGGCGGCCGATCTGCTCTGCCCGGAGAAGAACATTCGGGCGGGCACGCGCATCCTGCGCCACTACCAGCGCACGTCCGGGTCGCTCCGCGAGGCCCTGCGCCTCTACAGCGGCGGCGCCCGCAACTACTATGAACGAGTCATGAGGGAGATGGCGAGGGGAGATGATGGGAGCATGGCATGTAGGGCGACTGGGCTGACGGGGCGTTGCAAACCTGAAACGCGCAGCCTACCCGCAACGCAACTAGCTCCGGCAGGCGAAGAAGTGCGAGGGTTTGCGCAACGGCAATGACACGCACAGAGTCTGTCCGAATGGAGGGTAGAACCGAAGTTAACGTCACCCCCGGAGTAAACCTTCGGCTGCTCTCCGTCACTCATCCTATAACAGGGCAATAAGTGGAAAGGAAATATTTATAAATAATGGCAATCATAAGAGACCCCGGCAAATACGAACAGATCGGCCGTGAGATCGGCTGCATGGTGGACGAGAAGCAGCGGGCCTACGGGCGCAGCTTCGACAAGGCTGGAGACATCCTCCGCTCCCTGTTCCCATACGGCATCGAGACTACGCAGTACGACGACCTGCTTGCGATGGTCCGCATCCTCGACAAGCTCTTCCGGATCGCCACGCACAAGGACGCCATGGGCGAAGACCCCTGGCAGGACATCGCAGGCTACGCCCTGCTCATGAACCGCAACACAGACACAACAGATTAGGAAATCAACAAATGTCAATTTGCATTTTAGCGGGATCGAATCGGGACTTATGCCACATATCGATTCGATCCATTCTTCTTGCCGTAATTGCAACCGAATCACTGACATCAACTCGTATTTTTTCACCCCGTGATCCCCGAAATATGAAACTTTCCAATAATCTATTGCCGTCACCGTCGCCGCGGGTCCTTCCAACGCCCCGCACTTCACGGGTAATTCGAAC